CAATCAATCTTGTTTGGTTCATATGAAACCTTACGCACATTGTCGCATTGTTTCTTCCACCATTCCATAGTGGACTTGCCTGCATGACGTTTCAATCGTTCATGTTGATCCATAACGTTGAACTTGGCATAAAAGGCATCATCACGCATCTTCTGTGGTGATGGTCGTTCATCCGGATTGAAATAGATTGCAGCCATTGATAGAATGATTGAATCAGATTTCTTACCAAGAGTTTCAACATCAAATACAAACATCAAACAACCTTAATCTCTGGATAAACCCTTGTCTTCCACGCTCGTGTGTCAACAGTTTCACCAGTTAATTCATAACGAAAATCAGGATCATATAACATACAACCTAACCTATCCCATTGCACAACACCATCCTGATAAGCAAATATAACCGCACGACACATACAGAATTTGGCACCTTTATCGGTCATCACATTCCCGTTTACGGTGCCAACATATTGCACAACATTGCCTTTGTGCATTTCTCTGACTGCATCGTGATAATCAAACATTCTTAACTTCAGGATGTAGTGTTTCAAATTCAAACACACGTTGCTTCAATTCAGCATACTGACGGTGTTTAACCTCTGTTTCAACAATACCACGGCCATATTCACGCACACGTTCCAATGCCTCACAATAAATGGCATGGGTGTGTTTCTCAAAGGCATTCCCTTTTAAGTATGTTAATGTGGCAAAATCGTCCATCATTTCATACAGTCCATAAATGTTTTCGTCTTTCATAGCAACCTCGCAAACAAGTGGTCAATGTTATATTCAAATCGTGCAGACATTTTCTCCAACACTTCAACAGGCACATTGTGAATGTTACCAAATTGGCCTTGTGCCAACAGAATCTGTGGTCTAATGTTGAATTCTTTTGCAATATCGAAATAAGGCAACAACTCAAATGCTGTGGTGAATGTGTTAGACACCACAACAGATTGTCCGTTCTTCAACATATCTCTGGTTTTGTTTTGACACCATTGGTGTGCTTCTTTGATACGTGACATATCAAATTTATATTCACCATCAACCATCCAAAATTGGTCAGCCTCGATATGCCAATACCAACCAATCAGGTTCTTAGCAATAGTGGACTTACCTGAACCAGGGAGTCCACGAATCAATACCATGCTCGTCATACTAATTTAACCTTTGCACAAAATTTATCTTTCCAACTACGGTATGCCAAACGGGCAAAACCAGGTTCAGATTCTTCAACCTTCTCTTTTACATATACTGTACCAGCAATAAATGTAAGTAAAAGTGCTATAGTACCAAAAAATAAAAAGAAAGCGAATGATGATTTTTCTAACACATAATCAAACAACAACCAACCAATCAGATTGCCGATTGAATGTGACAACCAAGAAACAAATGCTAGACCAATAACACCAGTAACAGTAAACCAGAATGAACCAATCATTACATAACGAATATAAGAACAAATATCTGTTTCTGTATGCACACGGCCACCCGGTTCACCAAAATTGGCCAACCAATAGTGCCACGATTCACGTTTCAGTTCAAAAGTTTTCATTTGTTTTTCCTATATTCAAAATGATTATACCACAAATTATACAACGTATAGAGACTAAAGGCAAGCACACCAAACATCGCCAGACCAAAAATATACTTGAATGCTAGTATGACTAACACCAGTATGGTAAAACCCAATAGGATTGATCCTATCGTTGCCAAAAATGCCTTAATGTGATTTTTCATATCAACCCCAAGTTTGATGGACTTCGGAGATCCATTCATTTCCATCATATTCTTCAATCTGCCAATTTACATCATCAGGAATATTGACGATTTGCAATTTTGCATAATTACCACTGGCCTTCTCACCTAATTGTTCAACGATTTGAACCAAAACTGGATCATCACGTGGAATTTCACGGTCATAAAAATCTCCACTATCGTAGTGTTCCCATGTTTTGTTCCATTTACCAACTTTTAGGTCTTTGGCCTTTGCATACAAATCGACAGCCTCTCGTGATAAACCAAAACCACCAAAACATTTATTGATTACGACTTTCATTTCTTTTCTCCATAATTTCATCATAGTGTTTGTCACACACGGTTTTTACCCAACCTTTGGTTTGTTTGGTTGCAGGTGCACCACAAGTTTCGCAAGTGTTTGCTGCCCATGATTCTGCCATACTGACCATACCTTCAACCTTTTTGTCCCCACCACAATAGTAGAAACGTAGGCCACCAAACTTCTCTTTGATTTGGTCGACAACCACTTGTTCAACTTTATCAGGAATAGGCCTATCAAAAGGATTATTCTTCAATAACGATGCACGTTGTTCATTATTCCATGTAATGTATGATTGAATGCTCTGACACAATTCATATATGATTGGCCACCAACCTTCTTCAACACAAACACCGCCATATCGTTTCTCTGCAAACATTAATGGGTGTTCAGATTCCAACTTTTTCACAAAGGCATCATACTTTTCAAAATCTTTCATTTACCCACCCATGTCTTAATTTGAATACAACGGCTATGCACATAGTAATTTGGATTAGGAATTTCCTCTGTGCTCTTCTTTAAGAATTGACAGGTTGCCAAATCGTGCATTGGTGGACTATAAACAACTTGATTGCCATTGTAACCACCAACACTAACCAAAAACCATAGTGCAACTGTATTCATTATTCAACTCCAAAATGTTCCTTAATCTTCTTGCAGTTATTTTGATATTCTTCATTGGCCAAATCACTTGTGTGACACTCATCATTCCACAATGCTCGACAAACTTCCTGAATAAACAAATCAACAAACACATCCCTAACCTTTTCAACTTGAATCCAAGTAAGTGTTGAATATGTTTCTGAAGCAGCCTTATCTAAGGCCTTGCCCCATAATTCATCAATCATAGATTGTTTTGTCATAATATTATCCACAAATTGTATACTCTGCAAGGTTTGCCCAATTGGCACCTGCACTTTGACGAATCTTTGTCACTTGAATCAAGGTACGCAAAGACAATTCTTTTACATTGTCACGCAAGCGGTCAATCAGAGCCATTGCATCATCTTTCACAACCTTGCCAATTTCAGGCATGAACTCACCAGAATCCAGAATGAAACGCATACGTTCAATCTTTTGTTCTTTGGTCATGGACAGGTCCACGGCCATTGAGCGAGTAATGATTGCTTGGTCGATTTGGTGTGAGGACAGGTTGGAAATAAACACAACACGACCTTTGAATTCAAACGATGTAGGCAAATCTTCATCACGAATGTCAGCACGCCATGAAATGATGCGCTTAGAATAAGAATCCAATGCACCTTTCAACAGGTTCAACGATACTGGATCTTTCAATACGGAATCACAATCATCAAACACAAGCACACCATCTTTGTTCTCATACAACAGGCGATACAAACCTTTTGGTGTAGAGTAACCTTTGATAACACGGAAAGATTTCTTGGTTTGAATCTTTGCACCAACTTCCAAGGCTTCCAATGTGGAAATGTCCTTGAATCCGTTAGCAAGCAATGATTGGTTCACAGTATAAGACTTACCCAACCCACCAGGACCAGTCACAACAACAGAAGGTTGTGCGCCGTTAGCAAGCATGGTAACCATATCACCAACGAAGCCGAATCGTTCATTGATAGTAAAACGGGATTCTTGTGGAACGGATGCTTCCACGGCGTTAGCAGATAAACCTGCCTTACGCAACACATAATCCATGTGCTCTTTTTTGGTACGTTTAACAGTTTTCCCGTTGATAACTGCAATGTATTTGCCATCCACAAACTTCACATCTGTCATAATCATGTCCTAATCAATCAATACAGACAATTATACAGGTTCCGTAGTGGATGGCAACCTAATACTTTAGTATTCCATTTGTCCGGTCAAGTATTAGACCGCTTTCTCCGTGGCGAGGTATACCGTAGCGGGACCAAATAGGACTCTGGTAGTCAACCAAATGAGTTCTCCGTCCAATCCTTCGTTATCAGATAAGTGACAAATATCATGGTCCACATTCCATCGTTGACCTAACAAAAACATCAATGCTGAGTTTAATGCAAAATCTTCAGCATAAGCAAGTTCGACTTCCATTACCAATTCCTCACTAAGCGTGGTGCAGGGTTTCTTTCAGCAGAATAGAAGGCACCACAATTGTCACAACCATAATGTAGGTTATCATCCCACAAATCATTACTACCGCATTTCATACAACGTCCAGTAAAATGACCTGTAGGTTCATTATTTGGATTTGTCTTGCTTGGCGGTAAGTTTGGATACTTTTTATCGTTCATCATAACCCTTTCCGAAACCAATGTAGATTCCAACTTTAATCAAATCAATATGAATGGACAAATCATGCTCACCTTTGTATATGATGCCGATGCCGAATGAAACCACTCGTTTGTCCATCCATGACACTCTGAACTTTTCACCAGAGCCCATATTACTTACCAATGCTCATCAATGCTTTTGAATCAGCACCAACAACTGTGTGAGGCAATTTACCATCCCACTTGTCAATCCATTGCAATTGGACGTATTGTTGACCACCATTGGATTGAATCGCTTGTGCTTGAATTGCAATCGCTTCAGCTTCACCCTTTGCCTGTGCAATACGTGATGCAGATTCAACCTTGATACGTTCCAAGTCTTGTTCAGCCTTTTGCTTTTGTTGTGTTGCAATCACTTTTGATTCAATCGCTTGTTGATATGCAGCAGAGAATCCAAAGTTAACCAAACTAATGTTCTGCACGTTAATGTCAAACGGTGCCAACTTTTCTGCCAATCTTTGCTGAATGGTATCAGATACTTCTTGTCGCTTAGTAACCAATTCTTCACTTGTGTAGTGACCAGTCACGGACTTAAATGCTTCGTTCATTGCGGGTCCAAGAACCTTTGTGTCCACATCCAAACCAAATTCTTTGTAAATGTGTGGGACTTTGTTAGCAGTCAAACGATAGTTAATTACAATATCGGTGTGAACTTGTTGCAAGTCTTTAGTGCCAGCCGATGCGTTGTTTAAGTTTGCACGTTGCAAACGCACATCAACATATTTCACATTACTGATTGGATTCACCAACTGTGCACCTTCTGCCAATACTGACTGATTGACGGTACCCAATGTAACCTGCACACCAACGTGTCCAGCAGGAACGATTGTGACGAATTGATAAATGAAACCAACGAAGAACGTGGCCAAACCTGCCTTAATGCCTAGTGCTGGTCGATCCATAAGAAACCAAATAGATGCAGTTAAAAACAAACTGAAAATCAAAACTGAGAAAATACCCAACATAAAAAATCCTTAGTGTAAATTACGATTAGAACCGGACTCACCATTCAACGCATCAAGCAATTGTTGTTGCACTTCTTCTGGTAGATCCTCAACATCATCAGCACTCAACTCACGTGACTGCATCAGAATCTCTTTGGAGGTTTTGCCGGCAAACATTTCGAGAATTTCTGCCTTCAAGGCCTCCAATTCTTCCTGTGTGCCTTCAAAGTGGTCAAAACATCCAGGTGCGAAGATAATCTCTGGGATAATTTCTTCTTCATTGTCTTGCTCAACCTTTTCGGCAATTTCTTTTTTACGCCATGTCATTTCATTTTCTCCACAATAATCTTATCACCCATTGATTCATCAAATGTCATATTCTCATAATGAACTTTGACAAAGCCTTTACGTTTCAATGATTCAATAATCAAGAAACCCAACAACTGTGCTGACCGGTCTTTGAATTTATCAAAATCTTCCGAACTATCCAATCCTTCTGCCGTTGCCAACATTTCAGAGATTAGAATGAGGTCACCATAATGTTTCTCACCATTTTCATCAGCAATCAATGTAAACAAATCGGCATCAGGAACTGATTGTAAGAAATCACCAACCGATGTATAAGGATTATTCATCAATTGTGTGGCCAATAGTTTGGTCACACTCAATACGTCCTTAGCCTTTAACACTTCAGCATAATTGACCGTGTAACCTTTTTCAAAATCATTCATATTAACTTCCTTGTTGTTCCAAAATGCCGAGATAACGGCCACCCAAAATATACATCAATCGTGCTTGGTCTTCATTCATTGGCATTTGCACAGCATTACCATTCCGTAACGGATCATCACCAAATAACACATCACCTGCTTCTTTAGGGAATTTTGCACCCCAGTTCATAATGTAATGTGTGTCGCTATCTACATTCAGTCCTTCTACAGCACTAATGTAATAAACGATGCCTTCATATTCACTCATAACCTTGGCAATACCAACACATCCATTCCTGTTGGTGTACCATAATACATCTAAAACTTCCATATCAATTCTCATCAAAGTGGCTACACCGTGGATTATATACGAAACAATACCATTGGCAAGCCGTGGTTATGGTATACTTAAACGTATGCCTTGAATTCTTCTGGTACCATCACGTTATCAGATACACCCTTAAACATAGGACCAATCTGGTCAGGCGTATAACCTGCTAGACCACATCCGATAGGTGTTAACTGAAATTTCATGTGTGGGTGGTTCTTGGCGAACTCTATGAAATAATCCACAAACACCTTGATATTCGGCAATGGCAACGTTTCAATGTTGAAATCTTTGGTTGGAATACCATACGAATCGCCTTGCATACCAATGCCTTGGCCATAAATGGCACCCTTGTTTTCCAATGCCCATTTGGCTGCACCTGCACCATGACGGCCTGCAAGGTTGGAACCAAATACAAATATCAATCGTTCACTCATGTTTCTTCCCGTATTTCATTGAACAATAGTTTGAAATTTTCAGATAATTGTTCACTAATGTCAGCAATGCTGCCTTCAATGTAATGAACAGCGCTCGCAATTTCAGTTTCAGTAGAACATTCTAAACCATTGCCAATAACAGCCAACAGATTCCGCATTTCTTCAAGGCGAATCACCTGCTCTTCGATTTGCATTAATCTAGTGTAATGTTTCATCAGATAATCTTCTTCTTAATATCGCCACACTTGGTGCAACGCATAATCAATTTAATTTCACATGGTCGTTGGCTTGAATCAAATTCAAACACGTTGACCTTTTGCACCACTTCCCACTTATGGCGGCAAGGGTGAAACAACAAATATAACCATTTCCACATATCAATTCCTTAACAATCAGGATCGTAGTCGTGCCATTCGGCCTGTTCGGTTGGTTGACCATCATCCAAATCATTCTCACGAATGTATTGGTTCAGGCCATTGGTGTAACCTTCTTCATACTGTTCAAACTCAAACGTATCGAAGTGATAAGGGTTAAGGTTGTCACCAGTGGAGTAGCCATCAACATAACCCTCGTCATAATATTTTGTTGCTAATTCATTCATTTCATTTTCCACAAGTTTTAACAATGTCATCCGCACTCATTCCTGATTTAATGGCTTCTGTCTTACATTCACCACGATTCACTTCAGTTATACAAACACTAACCAAGCCAGTCGTCAAAACCATCATGGTAGCAATCATAGCCCATTTGAATTCCATAATAACTCCTTAGTCCAATAACGTCATGTATTCAGAAGGGAAGTGCTTACGAAACCAATCCAAACCCTTACGAACGGTCTTATAATCACCAGTCAAATTGGCACCAGTGATGCAATCATACACAGCCACAGCATCAGGTTCTAACATACACGATGCACCACTAAATGGGTTTCTTACTTCAACAGGTGCATCATCCAAAATGGCACAGGGGAAGGGGAGTTTACGTTCTGTCATTTCTTGCCTTTCAATTTCAAATATTCATCATCATCTAATTCACGGAGACCAATGCATGGTTTGTTAATGGCCTTTTGTGTGGCACGATTGTTCAACTTAACCAAACCACAACGACCACAATATACAAACATACCTTTGGCGTGCATGGTACGGTTGAAATTGTGTCCTTGCATTATGTGGCCTCAAAGTGTTCTTTAAGTGAAAACCATTTATCTTCTAGAATGTGTCCAATGTGTGTGATTTGACCAAACTCCGTTTCTTTACGAACACGAATCAATTTGCCTTTGAGGTCTTCCCATTTCATCACACCAACAGTTTCCAATACCTTACGTATTGCTTGAATGCTACGTGACTTTTCAATTTGACCTGATTTGCCATCAAGCGCATACATTCCATATGCTTGACCTGAACCAGCAAAATCCAAATCCAATGTGAATGTCATAATTCCATGGTCTTCAATACCAAAGAATGTAGAAATAATCTTTGCGTTCTTCTCAATCATGCTTCCCACCCCACAGATTTAGATGCACCAACCAATTCACCATGTATCATTGTCTCACGCAATTCATAGAATCGGTGTGAAAAGTATTCACCAATTTCACCTGTCATCCATGGACTACCAATTGGTTCAAAACGGTTCATGTATAACAATTGTGCATACGATGCACTATCAATAAAGGCCTTCATTTCTTCGACTGTCATGGTCCAATTGCTCCTGTTATTTGGTCATTAATGTATTGAACGCCTTGTAAGAAAGCACGCAACCCATCAACTGTGCGACAATCACCAACGATGGTGCCACGGCTGTTGTGAATGAAGAATGCTGTTTTAACAGGACTAATTGAATAACCTTCTGCTTTCAATTCTTGTTCAACACGTTGGAAATTATACACCAATTCGAATTCTGTCATGCTTTCACCAAATAGGTTCTTCGTGATGTTGCAATACCACCACGCATCAATTTTAATTTGCCATCTTTGACCAACTTGCGTAGGTCAGGATCATCTTTCATTTGTGGTCGATACTTTGCATTTACACAATATGCAGCATCAGGTGTTGTGTTAAACATATACATGATTAACTTGCGGCGATTCTTGCCGTATTCACATTCTGGAATATAGAGCCAATTCATTTTACACCAACACCGGTAGAAGGCAAACATTGCAACTGCCAACCAACTGCTGAACCACCTGGGAATACAGCAACACAACGCATACCATTATCTGTCACAAATTCATATGCACGACCATCAAAACCATACATATTCAACTTATATTTCTTTGTCTCTTTGGTTGGCCAATTGGACGTAGCAGCCGAATCCATTGCATTGCCAATTAAACCTGCATTGGCATTGGACACCATGAATAACATCATCAACACAGCACCAAGTGCCATATAAACGATACGACCAACAACACCCATAATCAAATCATATTTCATTTCAAAACTCCAGTATTAAATAACAAACTCAACACCGCCACGAGAACAGCAATCATGCCAACTAACCGTGAAAATGTATTTCCACCACCAACAACAAAGACCATTCCCAACATAATCAGAATAATATTGGCAACAACAGGCATCCACATTTCAATCATATTATTACCACCATGAATCATAATAAACTGCAAAACCATCAGCAATGGCATCACGTGCCGCTTGGATGAATTTCAAATCATTTGCCAATGAATCGGCATCTGGTGGGTTATCACCGAAGAAAAACCCTTGTGTTACAGGCAATGCACTCTCCAATAGGTCAAACTGCAAGGCATCTAAATCATGCGGATACAACCTAACAGGCACACAATTAAATGTTTCAGCGGCACCGCCTTTGTTACGATACAGGCGTTCCATCCAACCATGCAGGTCGTGGTGTTTACGCCAATACCACAATTCACCATCAATCTTGGATTGGCCATCATCATCTTTGGCAATGGTCAAATCATCAATCACATCATTGGCTTTAACACGCCAAACAAACATATCTAAACCCATCATTTTCTCCCATATATGCGGTCCAACTCACGTTCATACCGTTCATCTGATTCTTTGTTCTTCAACACCACCCACACGACAATGCCAATATTACAGGCAACCATGATGGCCAACACAACATACAAAAATGTGGTCATATTAGTCCACAACCTTAACTTCGGTTTTATTCACAATGGTATTCAAATCAATTTCCATCACGGTACCAAACACCTTTTCTTTGATATAATAGTGGCGTGAACGTGCTTGGTATGAATGGCCGTGGTCGGAATATGTAATAGACACCATTCGGTTGACCACATCATATCGTTTGCCATCAATTTCAACAAACTCAATATTATCAACTCGTTTACCATTCAGGTAATATTCATCCGATTCCCAGTTGTTCTTATATTTCAACACCTTAGATTCTTTCAGAATTCGTTGTTCCAAACAGTCCTCGATATTATAACACATTTTTATGGCAGCATCCAATGTGGAGAAATCATGGCCTTTCAATACATCCAACACCTCGCACATCAAGGTCGATGCCTGTTCCAATTTACTCAATGCTTCTTGATTAGTCATACAAACTCCTTAACTTGCTCGAACTTGGTGGATGATGGAATCCATTTGAATTGATTCCGCTTGCGATTCGCCTGTTCCCAATCCATACAAATCATAAACCAACCTGTATCTCGGGAAAATTGGACGGTTGTAGCAAACTTAACAATATGAACCCACCTCCCATTGAATTTTGCTACAACCATCATAATCTACCTCACTTCAGCACGATGCCATCAAAATTGTATTTCTTCTTTAAGAAAGCCAAACACGCTTCAGGTGTTGGACGTGCGGCCTCTTGTTTGCCATTCCACATAGCAATCCACTTGTTACGGTCAGCACGATAGAACACGGTGCCGTCAGGATGCACGGTTTTGTCACCTCGCACAATTGAACCGACTTTGGTATTGCCAACTTGTGAAATAACCAACTTAGCAGTACCTCGTTGTTTTGCCATTTTCTTCTTAACTGGCTTGGCCTTAGTTGGCTTGTCGTCAGTCACAACATGAACTGGTGATTTTGCTTCGAACTTAGGACCAGTCAATGGACCAACCCATGGGTAGAAACCAACAGCAGTTTTGTCTTTGTTGTCTAATGCTTCATTCATATCCATGCCGCACATACCCCAGGTATCAGTTTCGACATTGAACCAGCGATAGGCCTTGCCTTGCTTGTCACGGTCGACCAAATACAAAGCTGTCATTGTAGGGTTGCCACTTTTCACGAATTCCATAAAATCTCCTTCTCAACTGTCAATACAATGGATTATACAGGTTTGCCAGAAAAAGGCAAGTAACCAAAAAGTATTCCATTTGTCCGCTGTAATACTAAAGTTCTAATGCCAAAATCGCTGGACGTTTTTGGATGAATCCATGCTCGTCCAGCTGGTCAGGATCGACCATGGCGTCTTTTGAAAACAAAAGTATTACAATGCCGCAAAGCGTTCTGTCTTGGTTGGCACGTATAATCTTTGGGTCAACAGGTCGTGGACCTTGCTACCCTTGACTTCACCACATTGGGTTTGAGCCAATACATTCAAACCATAATTATTGAATTTGTTGCCATTCAATTCAAACAACATCATGTCCCAAAAAGTTGTATTCACATTTTCCATCATTTTACTCCATTATCCAATTTTAACAACATAACCAGGTTCACGGCGGGTGATTTCAAGTCGATCCGCCCATACACCACCAAAATGTGGTTTATATTCAATCACAATTTGTTTCTTGGTGAAACCAATCACCGTGCCTTTGACCATGCACCGATAATGTGGCGGCAAACACGCCACCGAATCACCAATGAATAATTGGTTTCCATCAAAATCTGTCAAACCCTTGATTTTCGATTCGAATTCAATTGGACCACACACATGGGCAAAATCGCCTGTGCCTTTGTCATCATAACCACATTTATCACATTTCATATTCATCACTCAACTTCAAAATGTTCATCAAACCGTGTCAAAAACTTACCGATTTCAGCACCACGAATATCCAATCCTTGCTCATACCAAACTTTAGTAAAGTCCTCTTTACATTCCCGAACAATCAACTCAGCAAATTGTTCCAACTTTTCGGCCAATTCAGGGTCAATATAACCCCATCGCCATTCATCACCATTGGAACGTTTACTGATAAAACCAGTTTTGAATGCCAGTTCTTTGATTCGTTCGTTCATCGCCATGCACTCGCATTGTCAATTTCATCTTGCGTAAACTGTCCGCCCATGCGGTCTGGATTGTCACGCCACGATTGTTCTACATCCTCGGCAACACAAGATTCCACATCCTGCAAGATACGCCGGAGTTCGTCAATGTTGATTTCAACATAACTTGCAACCGCAGCACTTACACCAAGTTGGCTATGATTTTTACGCAACTCGGCAAGATACTTTTCCTTGCCAGCAATTGTATTAACCAAATTATCACGGATTGTGGTAATATTCATGCCATTTCCTGTTTTGCGTTAATTAAACCATTCAAAAACTCAATTTGCTTGCGCTTTGGCAATTCTGCCACAATAACAGCCAATTGAGTTAGTAAATACTCGCCACACTCAGCAGAGCCTTTGGTTGCCTGCACCAAATGGGTTATTTCCAAATTGATTGTTTCAACGTCAAACTTCCGCTTCATTTAATACTCCAAAATCCATCAATACCTGGGTTTCGTCAACCAACACGGTTCGGCGTTGCTCGCCATTATGCAAATATAATGGTTCAACCAAATCCAACCAATACGATACGGTGCCGCCATATTTGACCCGTGATTCTTTCACCACGCCTGTGCATGGGTATTCACCCAAATATAACGCTTTAACCGTTGAACCGTCTTTATTCCAACCCATCAATTATCTCCACAAAAGAAACCATCACCTTTGACAATTTCCACATATTCTACCTCGGGTAAATATGCACGAAGGCGCTCATCATCCAAGAAAACCAACATTTCCTCGATGGCAGTCGTATCACCATTGGCCAAATCCACTTTAATTTGTTCAATTACTGATTCAACCAACAAAAACTTCTCGTTTGCAAATTTCTGCATTATTCTACCTCTATCATTTCGTAAGTATAACCACGGGTTTGGCACCTCGCCATATCCGCAACCAATTGATCCGCTTGATCCAAACGATATAATCGAATATCGTCATAACCATCACGGTGAATGATTAATTTGAAATTCCACATTAAATGTAAAATCCTTCTAATTCTTCGATTCGCATACGCAAATCTTCAATGTCATCCGCATCAATTTCTTCATCCATGCGGTTCAAATCATACGTCAAATCCTCAATTTGAGAATCAATGTATTCATTAACTGTGATACGATACGCCAACGGGTCGCATTGCTTCAAAATCTCAGAACGTGAAAATGTCAAATTTCCAATTTCAACATCTCCGTCCATATCCAACATTTCGTCAACTGCTTCTGTGATAAAATTAACTCGCATTTTTTACCTCGTTTTTAATATTGGGCCCATTATACAGGTTTTACCTCGACTGTCAACCTGAATACTTTAATACTCCAGCACCTCGACTGTAATATTAAAGTATTAAGGTTAGTAGTTACTAACCAAATACCTCAGAACCTACCTTCCGTTTGATTATTGAAAACTAACATATCAAATTCCATGTCGATTCCGCAAACCAAATCATACACATCATCTGAATTGTAAGACATTAGTTCTCGTTTCAACAAAACCGTCAATGGGTCCATGTGACCATAAGCATTCAATGCCTCGTCATACTCTTTCAAAAGTATATCTAAAGTTTTCATTTTACTCATAAACTTTCTCCACTTCAATACTAAAGTTCTCATTCATGGCCATGCACGCTTCCGTATACAATTCCACATCAGTTCTAGAACCAAAGTATTCAGTTAAGTAACCTATAAGTCTTTGGTTCTCATATACCCGCACCAGATAGAAGCATTGTGTTTTCATGTTTTCAATTATAAGACAAAATCCTAAAAAAGGCAACCTAATCAATTAGTTCTCATATTCCTGTCTGGAATAAAAAAGTATTAATTACAAAGTCGCTTTGAATACTTTATCATTAATACTACGTAAAAGGTTCTCACTTTTCCTCTCAATAGAAGAAGAAAGTTTAATTCCATTTAATTTGTCAAACAATAGTTCTAATTCCGATGGGGTTAGTTCTAAAGTAAACAGCACTGGGGGTTTGTCATTTTGTTGTATCATGCGGGAATTATACCAAAAACCAATGATTTTGGCAACCTAATACCATAGTATTACAGCAGTCCGGTCAAGTATTTGCCATGTGGATAAGCTGTGGATAACTCAATTGTGTATAAGCTGTGGATAACTCCAAATGGGGCTGTGGATAAGCTGTGGATAAGTCGCACGATTATCGCACGCTAGGTGTAAACCTTTTGTATTAATCCGGCTTAGTCTCTGGATTAGATCCATTTTCTTACAGAACCACTCAGGATTAGACCTTTTTTCTACTGTATGGGTCAGCAGTAGTCACTCTGTTTTCATCCTCCGTGTCGATCCATACAAAAGTTCTCAATAATTTATAATTACCGGCAGGGTGTGAACCTTTGTTTTCAACTCAAACCGGGTGCTGCTCCAGCGTCCACCCCAGTCTGCTTTCGAATGGGTCAATTATACACCAACCAGCACCGAAGGCAAGCGAATAGTCGACCGGATTGGTTGTAATAAAAAAGTTTACAGTTGCCAATCTGCAAAAAATGCACTATACTCCATCCATGAAATTTGAAAAGGATTCGAAAATGAACCGCCACGATACCATTGAGCTGATTGTAAACCACGCTATTGAGCAAGGCCGTTATTCCGGGCTCTATATGGAAACCGTTTGCGCTATGACGGATGCCGAGCTCGACCGTGAGCTTGAGCGCCTAGAAGCTGACGCCGTGGACGCTGCTTTTGATATGCCAAGCTATGATGCTTTCGGCGTCAATCAGCTCAATAGCTTCAATACTCCATCCAACTGATGGAATAAAAAAGTATTAGGTTGCCAAAACAGCAATTTTCCCCTATAATTCTCCCATGTTAATTTGAAAAGGACGCAAAAAATGACAAAAGCTCTCTCCCCCTTGGCCGCTTCCCTGAAGGATGCTGTTGCTGCTTTGAAAACCCAGAAGGCTGTGGTTGCTGCTCTCCGTATTAAGGTCCAGGCAGAGCGTGAAAATGCTAAGGTTTCACGTGAAACCGCCAAAGCTGAAAAGGCTCAGGCAAAGGCCGACAAGCAGGCAGCTGCCATTGCTAAGGCTCAGGCTCGCTTGCAAAAGCTCTTGGATAAGCAGTCAGCACCAGTTGGTGCCAAGGCTATCAAAGCCAACAAGCGCCCATCCAAAGCAACCGTCACCACTTACGGTGCCGAAGATAATGCCATTGCCGCTGCCATTATGGCAAAAAAGGCAAGCGCCTAATTTGACCCATCGGAATGGTCAACTATTCCAGAAAATGGTTGCCATTCCCGCCCCTTCTGGTATACTCCAGTCCATAGTAAATTGTAAAGGACAAAAAATGCTCGATTTTCACAAGGTTACCGGATACGTGCTCAATGCTGTGTTGGTGTTGGCTGTCGTGGTTGTGATGTTGGATCTGGCTTTCTGGAGGGTGGTATGATGGTCGCTAAGGAATTTCAAGAGCAATTGGAATGGTTTTGGTTGTTTTGCCAAGAGGAGGCATGGTCCGAATGAAACCCTTGTGGATGGTGTATGTCACCGAATACTATACCCCCGCCAATGGTGGGCGTCCATACCAATCCGACCGGGTGGTTGCCACTATGCTGACCGAATTGGATGCAAAATTAATGGCTGCGGAGTATAACACCCGTGCCGTGTCCGGTCAATATTACTCCATTAGGAAGGTGGAATAAAAAAGTATTAGGTTGCCATTTTCACCGGTTCTGGTATACTCCATTCCATAGTAAATAAACAAGGAAGCAGCATGTTGAAATTATCAAAAACCAGCAAATTAGGCACAAAATCTTGGTCGCTGCAGGCGCTCGAAACCTGTCCAGGTTCAGTTGGTGCTGACGGGGAATTGGTCGCTGCTTGCTCTGGTTGCTACGCCACCACCGGCATGTACCACTTTGGTGCCGTGAAAGCAGTCCGTGCCGACAATAAGGCGGACTGGCAACGTGCTGACTGGGTTAGCGATATGGTCGCTGCTCTGAAAAAGGACAAGCACTTCCGCTGGTTTGATTCTGGGGACATGTATAGCTTATCCTTGGCAGAGAAAATGCTGGCCATCATGCAAGCAACCCCCAACACCAAGCACTGGTTACCCACCCGAATGTATAAATTCGCAAAATTTCAGGACGTGCTTGCTAAAATGCAGGCTCTTCCTAATGTAATGGTCCGCTATAGCTCTGATGCTGTGGATGGCACCTTTACTGCCGGCTTACATGGTAGCACCATTGTGCCTAACGGTGCCGCCGTGCCTGCTGGTGTTACAGTATGCCAAGCACCAGAGCAAGGCGGTAAGTGCTTGGACTGCCGTGCTTGCTATGACAAAACCGTGAGCGTCATTGGTTACGTAGCCCACGGCAAAAAAATGCAAAAGGTTATCCGTATCGCTGCTGTCGGTTGAGCAATGCTCCCGACTTTATGGGGGACTGGTCTGGGACTGGTCCCCCTTTTTTTATGGGTAGATCCGGAGAGCAGTGATGGGTGATGGGTGCCGTCATGGGGGTGGCGGCGCTACGATAATAAAAAAAGCTCCACCAGGTCAAACTCTTTTTTCCCATTTTTTATTTTCTGGGGCCCAACTCAAGGATTCGAAAATTTTTTCTCAGGTCCTCCTTAGAAGGAAACCTTTTTTTATTCTGTGCAACACAACAACCACACGCAAGGACTTTCTCTGGTTTACCCTTCAT